TTTATAATACGGGTTATTCAAGCAACTGGGAAGAAGGCAGATATACCTTCTCATTTAACCCTACTAAACCCGGACGCATATGGATTAGGTTTTCAAATATTGGTGGTAGTGCAGCTTATATTGATGCTGTACAAATGGAGCCAGACTTTAATGGAAAATACCCATCATTTTATACTAATGGCCCATATTCTGTTAGTGCAGATGAAATACCGCTCTCTGATACATGGATTGAATATATAAATATGCCTTATGCAGAGAGTCTAAGTGTGCAGTTTAATCAAAGGTATAGTTTGCCTCCGACTGTAACTGCAAATATTTTACGAAACATAAATGCTGCTAACACTGGAGCTGCTTTTGGGAACCACAATATATGTCCAAATATTGACTTAATTATTGAAGATGTAGGTGGATATCTTTTCTACACAGGCGCTTATATCACTTTTGGAGGATCACCGCCGACTTCCATTACAAACGGATATATTAGTGTTTGTGTAGTTGGGAGGGTTTAAATATGCCTAATAGATTTCAAATGGAGTTTATGGAAGTAGAATTCAATTTTTCTGCTATGGCATCGGTTGTTTCTTTGTCTTCTAATAGCCTAGAAGTAACGGGACACGTAAGGGCTTATTCCGATTATATTGGCCTTAGCTTTAACAGCATGGATTATAGAATGCATTTAGATGCGAGATATCCAGAAAGCAAGAATTATGCAGGTACTACACTAAGTTTTTCACCAACATTTAGTGGTCCTGTAACAAGATTTAATAACCTATCTATCTTACCGGCAATGGTGATTAATTATACAGATGGCAGTCAAATGGTTGCAACCCTTGGATTTTATTCTAACAAAGGAACTGAAATAGATACCATTTCAAATTTTACTGGTGGAGAGTCGTTAAGTCGAGAATGGATTGAGTGGGATAGCGAAACTGTTAACTGGGAAAAAGATGTCGTTGTGGGTTATGAAGATCATTTTGATTCAGAAGGCAATTATACCGGTACGAGTGAAATTATTGAGCATCAAAGTGGAACCAGTAGCAGGGAAAGTGATTATGTTATTGATTACGTGAATGGGACCATCGCACCTGTTGCTGGAAGTGGTATCCCTTATGCTTCAGATTTAACAGTAACTTATGATTACGGACTCCACCAAACTTATACACTTGATTTTTCAAATCTTGTTCAAGGGACCCATCCAAATAATTCAGTCAGCATTCCTTCTAATAATATAGAAAAAGTAGTATTTCCGATTATCCCAAGTTATTACGTTCAAGGTAAAAATGAGCTGACGGGAAGGTCAGATGAAATTAAGATCACTTTTAGTGGTTGGTCTGTAAGTGGTGGTGGATTAGGTGATTTTCCAAGTCCTAAAGAAGCGCACCCTTACAGATTAGCAGAAGGCTATGATGATGAGTATTTTAGAAATCCTTATAGGATTGTTCAAGCCATGTATCATCTTGGCTATAGAAAAGTAATCAATCTCTATGTAGGTGCTTCTCACTATTACGACAAAAAGGGGAGTGCTGGTGCATCTTCAATAGATCACAGTACTCAAGAATTAATACCATTAGCTGGTGTGTGTCAGGCTGCAAAGAAATGGTTTAGGTACCTTTTAAAAGCCATGAGTGCTTTTGGATTTGAAGATATTATTGTGTCTATGTCTATGGAGAATCTTCAGATGCCAGATGACTGGAAGCAGAAGCTTTATAATGGTGATCCTGGTCAGACTGGATGGGAGCCACCAACATCTTTTTACAGTCCAACAAATACAGCTGTAAGAAGTTACTGGGAACTTGTAGTGAGAGGATACTTAGATATTGTTGTAGAGGAAGGATTTACTCCCATACTTCAGCTTGGTGAACCTTGGTGGTGGTGGCAAGAATTTATGCCAGGCGATATTAATACACCTTATCCAGGAAGGCCACCTTGCTTTTATGATGTTACAACTAAGAACTTATACCAATCAGAAAAAGGTAAACCCCTTCCAGAATTCATAAGTTCAACGGTAAATTTAAGTCCTGATAATCTTGAGGCTATTCAGTGGCTAAGGGATAAACTAGGTGCGTTCTCGAATTTTGCTAAAGGTATTGCTAAGAGCTATTCAAGTGGGAAGTACACGGTATTATTTTTCCCGCCGTCTGTTTTAGATGAAGAGAGAGTACCAGAAGCTATGAGAATAGCAAATTATCCAGTGGCCTATTGGCAGCTAGATAACCTCGATTTTATTCAGATAGAAGATTACGACTGGGTCGTTCATGGTAATGAAAATCATCCGGAAGTATTTGATTTTGCTAGGCTGGGTGGGATGCGATATCAACCACATAGAACGCATTATTTTGCGGGCTTTGCCTGGAATCAGTTTAATATAGCCTTATCTACACAGTGGGATAGGATTGAAAAAGCAGCAATTAAAGGTTTATCAGTTGGTATGCTTGAGGTATTTATATGGGCCGGAACTCAAATTAGAAGAGATAGTTGGACACCTAAAAGTCCAGTAAAGTATCTACCAGAAACAATAAATAGAACACTTCTTCATATAGAAGAAATAAATTAAAGGGGATGATGAAATGGCAATTAAACCTTATGCAAATGGAATGAAATATGTAGGTCTTTCAACAGATGAAAAACCTGTAAATGCAGAGGTTGGAACAAGCTTATTTGAAACGGATACAAAAGATGAATATATCTATGATGGAGATGGATGGGTGCTTAAAAACCAAAAGACCTACCAGTGGTTAAATGAAGAAATCACTGCAGGGTCTTTTTTTAGTGGAGATATATCGGCATCGGGATTTGATTTAGCGACAGCCATGGTGGTTGCAACTGGAAATGTTCAAATTTCATTTAGGGTTGCTTTGCCAAATGGATTTGATTATGCTTGGGATCCGCTTGGAACAATGAATGGTGCCTCAATGAAAACTTCTTGTCAGGCTGAGGTTAGAGGCATAGAAAGCATTAAGGTAATCGTTTCAAATAATACTGAAGAATCAGTAACAGCAGGAATTTATGTGTATTTAGGAAAAAGGGGGTCTTAGTGTGAGGGACATAATTGAAGTAGTTCAAGTAATTTTATTTACAATTGGTGGATTCATTGGCTACGGTCTTGGAGGGTGTGACGGTTTTCTTTATGCCCTTGTGGCAATGGTAGTTCTTGATTATGTGACCGGCATAATGCTGGCGATTATTGAAAGAAAGCTATCTAGTGAAATTGGATTTAAGGGGATCTTTAAAAAGGTGTTTATTTTCTTCATGGTAGCAATTGGTCATATTATAGATTCTAAAATCATTGGAACAGGTAGTGGCATACGAACAGCAGTAATATTTTTCTACGCTTCTAATGAAGGTATTAGTATTTTAGAAAATGCGACAAAGCTAGGGCTACCTGTTCCAGAGAAACTTAAATCTATTCTTGAGCAGATAGGAGATGAAAGTCATGGATCTTAAAAAACTTATTTTTACAAAAAATGAATGTTATAAGGCAGGTATAAAAATTAAACCGAGAGGCATTATGGTTCATAGCACTGGGGCCAACAATCCATATCTTCGTAGATATGTTGGACCGGATGATGGTCTCCTTGGTGGAAATAAATACAACAATCACTGGAACCAGTATAGACCAAGTGGTAGACAGGTCTGTGTCCACGCTTTTATTGGAAAGCTTAAAAATGGTAGCATCGCGACGTATCAAACCTTGCCCTGGAATCATAGAGGATGGCATGCAGGGGGCACAGCAAATAATAGTTATATAGGCTTTGAGATTTGCGAAGACAATCTGTCAGATGGTTCTTATTTCAACTCAGTCTACAAAGAAGCCACAGAACTTTGTGCTTACCTTTGTAAGCTCTATGACCTAACTGAAAAAGACATTATTGGTCACTATGAAGGATATCAAAAGAAAATCGCCAGTAATCATGCTGACCCCGGTCACTGGTTTTCCAGACATGGTAAGAGTATGGATACTTTTAGAGGTGACGTTAAAAAACTATTAACTTCAACAGCTTCAGGGTCTAAGAAACTCTACCGGGTTCAGATTGGAGCTTATAGCGTTAAGTCAAACGCTGAGGTTATGCTAGCTAAGGCTAAAGCTGCAGGTTTTACAGATGCCTTTATAAAAACTGAATAAGTAAACACTATGCCCTTGGAGGTTTAAAAAACTTCTGAGGGTATTTTTTATTTCTAAAAACCGTCAGATTTTAACTTTTCCTGTGGCTACTAGATAGAGGGGAAAGAATAAAGGCCCTTCAGAAAGAGGTGATGTAAATGAAGCACAAGTTAAAAATTAGTGTTTCAAAAGAACAACAGACAGATGGCATTCTTACTTGTCGCAATGTCACCGTGAGGGAGCGCATTTTACGTTTTCTTCTTGGAGATAAACAGCGATTAACGATTCTGGTTCCTGGAGATCGTATTGAGGAACTCGCCATCTGCGAAACTGAGAAAGGAGGAGAAGATATTGAGTAAAACAAAACTACTACTTGATGTGGTAGAGGATATGAGAGCCCTTGCAGACAGCATACAAGCGGTCTGTGATGTAATGAAAGAGCCTGAGGAACCTACAGCAAAGCCAGAAGGGACTAAAGAGCCTGAGATTTCGCTGGAAGAAGTAAGGAAGGTCCTTGCTGGAAAGAGTCAAAGTGGTTTTACCACTGAAGTGCGAGGCATTATCAGGAAGTACGGTGCTGATAAGTTAAGTGCTGTTGACAAGAAGTTCTATGCTGACATCTTGAAAGATGCGGGGGTTCTTGGCAATGGGTAATCACGCAATACTATCTGCATCCTCATCCCACAGGTGGCTTCACTGCTTGCCATCTGCAAGGCTTGAACTTGAGTTTGAAAATACAAGTGGAGAGGCAGCAAAAGAAGGTACAGCAGCACATGAGCTCTCAGAGCACAAACTGAAAAAAGCCCTTCAGATTAGTAGTAAGAGACCTTCATCTGAATATGACTGTGATGAAATGGAACATTGCACGGATGACTATGTAGCCTACATTATGGAACAAGTAGAACTAGCAAGAAAGTGCTGCACGGATCCGATCATTCTTATTGAACAGCGTCTAGATTTTTCTTGTTATGTTCCAGAGGGATTTGGAACAGGAGACTGTGTAATCATATCAGATGAAAGATTGCATATTATTGACTTCAAATATGGAAGGGGCGTACTTGTTGACGCACAAGACAATCCTCAGATGAAGCTATATGGACTTGGCGCTCTTGAAATCTATGACAGTCTTTATGATATCAAAGAAGTTTCCATGACTATTTTCCAGCCAAGAAGAGAGAATGTTAGCACATGGACCGTTCAAGTAGAAGAGCTGAAGGAGTGGGCAAAAAATGAACTAAAACCTAAAGCTAAAAAAGCCTTTGACGGTGAAGGTGAGTTTATCCCTGGTCCTTGGTGTACATTCTGCAGAGCATCTATAAAGTGCCGCGCAAGGGCTGAAGAAAAACTGAAACTGGCACAGCTGGAGTTTAAGATGCCACCCCTGCTTACAGATAATGAAATCGAGGAAATCTTAAGCATACTTCCCGATCTTACGAAATGGGCAGGTGAAATAAATGCTTATGCTACAGATGCTGCAATTAACCACGGTAAAGAGTGGAGTGGTTTTAAAGTTGTCCAGGGGCGCTCGGTTCGAAAGTACAAAGATGAAAATGCAATCGCAAGAAAAGCTGAAGCAAGTGGATATAAGGATATTTACCGTAAGAGCCTTATCCCTTTGACTGAAATGCAAAAGCTTATGGGCAAAGCTAAGTTTGAGGATATTCTTGGAAGCCTCATATATAAAGCACCGGGAAAGCCAACATTGGTTCCTGTTTCAGATAAAAGACAGGCAATAAACGTTACCAACGCTAAAAACGAA